TTTTCATTCATATGATAAAAACAATGATATTTTCTGCGTCGGCAGGTAAAGAAACTGACACAACACTGTTTAAAACTACCGAAGATAATTCACAAGTTGAGCAGATTGTTTTTAAGGAAAACAATAAACAATCTCTTCATAAGGTGTATAATAAGGCTATTGATTTTGCACTACAAGAAGATGTACAACGGTTGGTATTAGTTCACGATGACGTAATATTAGAAAGCTATTCAGAACGTAAATTAGATAAATTATTCAAAAAATTTGATGTAATAGGTTGTGCTGGTTCAACTGAAGCAAGTTTAAAGCTACCTGCACTATGGCATTTAATGGGTGGTGGATTTGGTTCCGGAAACTTACACGGTGCGGTAGCACATGGTGATGAAAAGCAAAAGCATATGACAGCCTTTGGCGTGTACCCAAAGCGTGTAGTTTTACTTGATGGTGTTTTTCTAGCTATACATAGACGCGTGTTTGAAAAAATACGCTTTGATGAAGATTGCCCATCAAAATGGCATTTTTACGATTTAGATTATTCAATGCAATGTCATAAAGCAGGATTTAAATTAGGAGTCGGTGATATTTTAATTACACATAATTCACCTGGCCTCACGTCATTTACAGATGAATTTAATAAAGGTCAAGAGTGGTTTTTAGATAAGTGGAAAACCAAATAAATTATTATACCATTTAGTTGTGAGTAAGTTAGATTTAGATTATTTTGAGAATGTTCTAATTTATAAATCGTTAACCGATGGGACATATCTCGCTTCGGTAGCAGACTTTGTACAACCGGAATACTTTCAAAATAAAGCTATAGCAAGTATTTTTGCTATTGTTCGTGACTTTGTAGATAGACGAAATAAACTACCAACAGTTACAGAGATTAAATCGCATTTAGTATCCGATGAACAAAAAGAATCGTTCAAGCAACTAGTCCACTCCTTTAATGATATAGATAAAAATTTAGATAATGAAGAACTGTACGATAATACAGAGCAGTTCTTAAAGGAAAAAGCTGTTTATCATACTATGCTAAATGTAGCATCAGATGTATCCACCGGTGAAGTTGATACATCTGAAATTTTAGATAAATTTGAAAAATCTTGTAATATAAATTTAGTAACAGACCTTGGATTGAATCTATATGATAATGTTCAGTTGTTGATTGATGATATAAATGCTGTAGAGAGACATATACCGTCAAATTGGGAATGGTTAGATAATTGTTTGGGAGGTGGGTTTTTAGAAGCAGGTAAGTCATTATATGTATTTGCCGGTGAAACAAATATTGGTAAATCTATATTCTTAGGTAATATTGCGCATAATATAGCCAAACAAGGTAAGAATGTTCTTTTAATTACGTTGGAGATGTCTGAGCTCTTATATGCTCGTCGAATATGTACGAATGTTACTAAGATACCAATGAAAGAGATGAAACAAAACTCTTCAACTATTAAAGAAGCATTAAAAGATGAAAAGGGTAAGATTTTTATTAAAGAATTTCCACCGGCAACTATTACACCAAATCAGTTAAAGGCATTTATTAATAAATTTAAAGATAATGGTATCAAGCTTGATGCTATTGTGTTAGATTATTTAAATTTAATGCATTGTACTATTGGTAATAATTCATATGAAAGAATTAAACATGTGACTGAACAAGTACGTGCGATGAGTTATACATTTGATTGTCCAATTATATCTGCTACGCAGTTAAATAGATCAGGATTTGATCAAGATAATCCAGAGTTAGCAACCATTTCAGAATCGATCGGACTAGCGGCTACAGCAGATGTTATTGTGTCCATCTATCAAAATGAAGAAGATAGAGAGTTAAACATTATAAGATTAGGGATGATGAAAAACAGGTACGGTCCCCGCGGTAATACCCAAGCAATGCGTATTGATTACTCAACACTTACTATAGATCAAGCAGATGACGTAGAATTTGAAGAAGATGATAACACTCTTAATACTTTAGCTGGGCTTGCAACATAAAAAGTTCTTTATAAATATCAGAAGTGAACATTTTAATATGGACTGATAATGATTTAGATGGAGCCGCTTCCGCTCTACTAATAAAAAAGCTTTACGGTAAAAAAGCCACAAAGCTTACAATAAATGAAGCCACTGAACTCACGCTAGCTGGTAAATTTAAAGCAGCCAAAGATACCTTCGGTCATTATGATGTTATATATGTCTTAGATCTAGACTTAAAGGAAGAGGTTATACAGCTAATAGATATAGATAAGGTGGTAGTTATAGATCACCATAAACAACATATGGAAAGAGCTCATTTATATAACACTGCAAAAGTTATAATTGAAGAAGAGACATCTTGTGTAAGCTTAATAAAAAGACGGTTTGTAAAACATTTAAATCTATCAAGCGAGGATGTAGAACTCCTCGTATTAGTAGATGATTATGATTGTTATAACTTACAATTTAAAGACAGTTTAAAACTTAATGCTGTCTTTTGGACATTAAATGCCCCAAAAGTAGAAAATTTTATAAAAGCATTTGAAGACGGTTATAGAGAATTCACCATACATGAAAAAAATGCTATAAAGCTGTATTTAAAAAAATTTAAAGCACAAATAGAGTCCGCGGAAACTTATAACGGTGATATAAAAGGTAATAAAATAATCGCAATATTTGCTGATTATGCTATAAATGAAGTAGCTCAATATTTTATTAAAAAACATAAAGCTGATATAGGTATAGTAATCAATCTTAAAAGTCATACTGTATCTTTTAGAAGATCCAAGAAAAGTAAAGCAGATGTAAGCGTTCTAGCTAAAGCATTATGTGAAGGTGGTGGATCCGCTGCTGCAGCGGGTGGTAGACTTACTGATCGATTTGCAGATTTAACTAAAAATTTCAACCCATGCAAATAAACAACATCTCACCTGCCCCATCAAGTATGTTAATCCGTGAAGAAACGGAACACCTGTTGTTGTGCTTTTGCACATTTTGCTCACTCCTTAAGGGTAAAAAACTTTCACTTCAAAATATTTTTATATTAGTTCTTCAAGAAAAAAAGCTAAGAAGAATTTTAAAAGACCTTTTAACCATTGAAACTAACTATGATGTAGTTAAACTATTTATAGATTTTGAGCCTTCAATAACTAAGTCTAAATATGTTACAAAGTTCCTGAATGCCAATTCTAATATTAGGCTATGATTACAGAAAAGGAGAAGTCAATTTACAACAGTCATTTGTATGCTTCTCGTAAGGTTAAAAACAAGCCAGTAAGCCTCCGGCAAAATTTTGATAACATAAACGACACTGACGTCGTTGCCTTAAAAAAGCTTAACCTGCTTTTATCAAAATATAAACATATTAACTATAGTGACTTTTTTATCGCGCCATACAAGATCTATGGTGCTGATAATTACTTTGACCTAACCTTTTTTAATACGAGAAAAGCAATAAAATGTTATTCCTTATTCTGTAAAGAAAAACAAGTTCAAGATCCTGATGGTGAAGAAAGTATCAACACTCTAAAGGAGTGCTTAAAGTTTATTTTTGATTTTTGTTCTGACAACCAGATAACATTAGCTCAATATAAAGTGTATATTGGTGATAACCCTCAAGGAGCACTCCCATACCCCTTTATACATTTAAAGGACCACAAAATTAATTTTTATATGCTGCATGCTCTAAACATGGATACTAATGTTAAAAATACACCAGGTACATTAGGTTTTGTTATTAGTGATTTTTATAATTTATACTCTAAAACACGTGTAAAATTTATAAGTTCCAAATATCTTAAGAGTAAATCTGCAAAAGGCTTAAAAATAATTGAGCAAAAGCTCTTGAAGTTTAATTCTTAGTTGTTATAATGAATGCATGAGTACGTTTAATTCTTCCATGTTTCAATCAATTAAAGATGCACTTGCATCTGCAGATAATAAAAGTCAGTCTACATTCAACGAGATTATGCCAACAAAGCCGGGAAACACCTACACGGTAAGGTTGCTTCCATTTGCGAAAGATCCGGCTAAGACATTCTTTCATTATTACAACCATGGTTGGGTATCCTACGCAACTGGTCAGTATGTTCAAACGCTAAGCCCTCAGACATTCGGTGAGCGTGATCCAATTGCAGAGGAAAGATTCCGTGTACTGAGAACAGGTAGTGAGGAAGAGAAAGAAAGAATGGGAGCTGTTCGTAGACTTGAAAAGTGGTTAGTAAATGTTTATGTTATAGATGATCCATCTAACTCAGATAATAACGGTAAGGTTAAGCTTCTTCGTTATGGTAAGCAGCTTCAAAAAATTATTACTGAAGCTATTGAAGGTGAAGATGCAGAAGAGTTTGGTGCTCGTATTTTTGATCTCGGGCCTGATGGTGTTAACTTTAAGATTAAAGTAGAACAGCAAGGAGATTTTCCGACGTATGTTTCTTCTAGATTTACAACTGCTGGTAAGATTGATCTGTCAGAAGATGAGCAAAAAAAAGTTTATGAGGATGTATTCGATTTAACTGAGGTGTTTACTCTTAAATCATTTGATGAGCTTAAGCAAATGCTAAATGAACACTATTATTGCAAATCTGAAGAACCAGAATCTGCCCCGGATCCAGTAATCACACCGGAGAGTGGTTCAGATGTTTACCCAGGAGAGGTTCTACCTGAACCTGGTGTAGCTGTTACTACTGCTGCAACAACAGATACAGTAGAAGAAGATATTGACGAACTTCTTAAAGATCTTTAAAAATGACCCCAGCTGAAAAAAATCAATTACTGCAGTTTATGGGTCAAACATATGGTCATATGCATCAGCAAGATCAAATGATAGTGGGTCAAGCAGGCAATTTAAAACCTGGTTCACAAGAGCTTAAACAATCTTTTGAAACCGCTGCAAAGCTCCCGGTTCAGGAACAGTACTCTAAACCTAATGTACCTGGGCCACCCCCCGCACCTGCTCAGGCACCTCCAGTTGAAATTTCAACGGTAACGCCTGAGCAGGCTGCTGAACAACTAGCACTCCCAACTCCGGAGCCCGTGCCCGTACCACCACAACCAACTCCGGAGCAAGTATTGCATTCAAATCAACTTGAATTAGATTTATCCGAACCTTCAAAGCTTGATAAAATTATTGAAGTTTTGAAAGAACAAAATTTGCTATTAAAACAAATTAGTTTAAAATTAGATAATGGAAAAAAAGCTCCTAATAAAAAATCCGGATGAATTTCTAAAATTTTTAGATTGTAATTCTAAAATAAGTGATAGTTCAATCTTAGAGGTTACATCAGATAAAATTTCTAGCCTCGCTTCAAGTGCTGATAATACTTTAATACTACATTCGGAATATACAGCAGATACCGGGTTTGATGATACTTTGAATATACCGGATTTAAAAAAGTTGTATAGAGTAATAGATACAATACAATCTGAAGATATTACATTACAGGTAAACTCTAATAATATAGAATATAATGGATCCGGAATTAAGTTTAAATATCATTTATTCGATGAAGGGTTTTTATCTAAACCAAATTTAAATTTAGAAAAAATAAACTCATTTAAATTTGATATCACATTTAATATTAACAAAGATACTATTCAACAAGTTTTTAAAGGTAGTACTTTTGCTTCTGAAACTAATAAGTTATATTTCTATACAGATAATGGGAATATTATGGCAGAACTTACTGATAAAGCTAGACATAATACTGATAAGTTTAGCATTAGCCTCGGAAAAGCGGATTTTAATCTCAAACCAATACCGGTAAATTTTGATAATATTAGGTTGTTATCTATTATTAATGACGACATAACTGTTAATATTAATACCGAGTATGGAGTAATAATATTTGATATTGAGCAAACTAACATTAAATTAAAGTATATAATCTCAGCTTTGACTCAATGACAATTAATCACCGTAAAAATAAATTAAGAACTCCAGGATACTTTATTAAAAGATTAAAGGATAACGGGTTTGTTACGTTCAGAATATTTGATAAGTATAATATCGCAGATCCTAGAAAATGGACTGTGTTAGTTGATCCCGGTGGTGCTTCTGTTTTTATAACATGCTTTGAAAACACACCATTTAAGGGTGAATATTTGTTTAGCTTTTACGATGGTAATCAAAATTTTGTAAATAATTTTAGTTTAAAGACATCTTCTATTGAAGTCGTTGTATCAAGATTGCTTAAAAACAATGTTACACAAAAGGAGGATAGTGCATTTTTAAAATAAATATTAATATGCCCAATGATCCAGAAGTTCCTGATGAAGAAGAAGAAGAGTTAAAAGAACTTATTGAGCTAGCCCTTAAACAAAATCTTAAAGAAAAAAAGCAGTTTAAACGCCGCGTCGACTTAACAAGAAGGTTAGCGACAATATTAAGTGAATACTTAGATAGTTATATTATGTTAGGTTTTGATTTTTCTGGTCGACATGTTGAAATTAAAGCAGCTGATACCCCTCAAAAAGTTGAAGCGTTAAACTCCTTTCTGTTAAAATATTTTGCAGCTGAATCACAATCGATTAAAGGGACTAGTCATGGCCAAGACGAAATTTTGTAAAAGACAGGTATATGCTGTTGAAACCGGTGATTACGCTGGTCAAATGTTCATTGTTGTAAATCCTACAACAAAAGATGTTGGTTGTCTATCGATTCCTGTTATGGAAAATGTTAAAGTTCCACTAGATGCTCTTGAACATGCTGTTAAAAGTAATATAATAACATTTATAGAGACATTACCTAAAAAGGTATATAAAGTATCAGAAGCACAATATTTAAAAAATGAAGACCCTGATAATAGACGGAAACAATTTAATACACCGAACATTTCATACAGCAAAGAGCCAATCGAAGAGATCCCCGGAGATAACGCAGGATCAAGTCAATAATCTTCATATTTACTTTACTCTTAACGCTGTGAGCTCCTACGTGAGGCAGTTTGTTCCAGAAGACATTATATTTGTATGGGATGAGAAAAAAGACCGGCAACCCAATATACGAAGGAGTATTTTAGAGAAATATAAGCAGAATAGATCAAAAGACCTCGCACCTCATCAAAATAATGAGACTATAAAATCTATACTACTATCTATGGGGATAAATTCCATATTCCCACGTCAATTAGAGGCTGATGATATAGTATCATATATATGTCGCGAGCATGAAGGAGAGAAAGTAATAATTTCAGTAGATAGGGACTTTTTACAACTAATCACTTCGAGCTGCAGCTTATATGACCCGATAAGGAAGACTATTTTCAATAATTATAATTTTGAAGAAAGAACCGGGTTTAAAGATGTAGAGGAATGGTATACAGCTAAATGTTTAACAGGAGATAGTTCAGATAATGTCCCGGGAATACCAGGATTTGGTAAAGTAACAACTAGAAAATATTTAAATGACCCAGGTTATATATTAACAGAGCAAGAGCATGAAATATTTACCCGTAATGCAGATATATTTTGTCTAGATAAATATGAGAGTTTACCAGATGAAAAGCAATACTATAAAGAGCAGTTAGCGGTTAAGGTGCAATCAGATTACAAGCAGTTTATTAAGTTTTGTGAACAATTTTCCTTTACTAGGATACTAGACAAAAAAACAGAATGGCATAATTTGTTTTTTCTAAAAAGTCTGTATAATAAGTTAAATGATCTCACTTCCTGAAGATTTTGTTGTCCTTAAATTTTTTGAGCTTGGCTATTACCCAAAGTATAATAAATTTAACAATGTCTATCAGTGTAGCTGCCCTATTTGTAGAGAGGGTAAGTCCCTAGGTAAAAAACGTAGATGTTATTATATTCCCAAAAACGAAAACATATTTTGTCATAATTGTGGATGGTCAGGTAAACCGTTAAAATGGATAACTGAAGTATCGGGTCATACGAGTGCAGATGTAATACAAGAACTTAAGGAGTATGTTCCAGATATTACTGATATTGTAGAAGAACAAGCACCAGTTAAAGTAGTTACTGATACACTACCAAAAGATTGTATTAATCTATCAGATACAGCTCAGTTAGATTTTTATAAGAATAACGACATGCTGAGAACAGCAACTCAGACTATTAAAAATAGACGATTAGATACAGCAGTTAATAAGCCAGATAGTCTTTATATTTCATTGGTTGATAAGGTTCATAAAAATAGACTTGTAATACCGTTTATTAATGAGAACAAAGAAATTGAATTTTACCAAAGTAGAACTTTATTAGATAGAGATAATAAAGTAAAACCAAAATACCTTGGAAGAGTAAATGCGGAAAAAACATTGTTTAATATAGACCGCGTCTCGTCAGATCACAATACAGTGTATATTTTTGAAGGACCGTTAAATGCATTTTTTACAAAAAACTCTGTAGCTGTGGCTGGGATTACCGAGCGAGGGCGATCATTCACAACCCGACAGGAGCAACAATTAAACAATACATTAAAATGGTATGATAAAGTATGGATATTAGACTCACAGTGGATTGATCAAGCATCTTTAGTAAAATCAGAGGCTTTATTAAAGCAAGGAGAAAGAGTTTTTATTTGGCCAGAGAAATTCGGTAAAAGATTTAAAGACTTTAATGATATTGCGATTGCATGTAGTATTGATGAAATTAAATGGGACTTTATACAAAAAAATACCTTCGAAGGGCTCGAAGGTATTGTGAGGTTATCTGAAATAAAAAAGTATAGAAATTATACGTATTTAAATTGAGCGTTACCGGTCTGAGCGAGGTAACCTTTAAATGATTCATTTAACGCGGCGAGTTCTGTAGCTACACGAGCAATCTTACGTTGTTCTGAAGACTTCATCTGGTCGAAAATAGTATCTGGCTCAGCTGCAGCAAGAAGAGATTGAATAGAATCAGGTGTGGATCCATTTAGATATTCTAAAAATTGCTCCATCTCACCAACCCATCCCTCTAATTTAGCTCTCATAGCTTCATTTCTTTCACCAACAGCTCGAGCTGCCTTAACATTTGGATCATCATCTACTATTGTTTCATCTACATCTATATCTACATCAAAGTCCTCGACATCTGTATCTCTGTCGAGCTCTGTCTCAAATGCTATTTTTTCTTCTTCACGCGCTTCATGTAATGTTGTATAAAATCTCTTTTCGAACTTAGCCATGAAAATATTTATTCTCTGCATAAATATTTTAAATGAATACGTCGCAAGATTCTCCATATAGTGTCAAACCAGATGATAATCCTATACGATTCAGTATGAATGTACAGGATCAGATAACAATGTACAAAGATAATGAAAAACATCAAAAAGCACCGCCTATCTTACCTTTTGAGTTAGAACAGGTAAATCAAGTCTTAGGAGACGCGTTTGTATCTTTAGCGCAATTACGTAATATGCTGAGTGATATTGAACAAAAAGATGATCTAAATAAATGCACGATAGACTTAGTAAAGGAAAAAATCGATAAAGTTAATGAATTAATCCTTGAAATTCCCTATGATCTAGCTAAAATAGCTATATGATCATCGCTCGGTCGCTCTTTATTACACTAATAATATCATTATTATTTGGTTTTGCACTTCAAAATGTTTTTGGCTTCTTTGAATCTACATGCCTAGCATTCGGTATACAATTTGTAGGTTCTTTTATAGCTTCTTCATATAAAATTAATAGAATACAGCTTTTATCTTCTGAGTTTCAAGCTGAAATTGACCAACTAGCTAGTTTATCTGAAGTTACTATAGCTTGTCCCTGTGGAAACAATACATTTACAGAAAATATATTCCCAAATGTAGAGTCAACCTACAATTGTGAAAAGTGTAACAATGAATTTAAAATTGATGTTAATATAACACCTACTCTTGTTACAAACCCGGTTGACATTAATAAAACATTTGCTGATCTTACAAAAGAAACTGATAAGGCTCTTTCTGGTGATGTAGATGACGTTTCTATAACACAAGAGTATACAAAAGGAACGGAACTATAATATTATATATATATGAAAACATTTAAATTTAAGCTAAAAGACGGTACTACCAAAACAATGAAATTTGAAGAATTTGTTAGGTGGTCTTGTTTAATAGAAGCGTTAGAGGTTGTAGGATCAAAAGTAGATAATATTTCCGATAATAGTTGGATTAAGCCTTTAGCTTTTCAAAAATATATTGATGA